TACTGATGATTCACCATTGGCCATTACATCTCTCTGGTTAACCCCCAGTACAATGGACTCCGCTACTGTAAGCGTAAAGGCGATTGCCGAGGCTGCAAATACTGTAGTGTCCGATATCCAGACCCTTGCTGCTATCGAAGTACCTGTTGCAGGGTTATTGCTCGTTGTCGTTAGGTTTGTAATATCAACAGGAGAGACAACCGAGGTTATGACATTAACCATTGCAATATTTATTAGTGCAAGTTTATCTCCACTAACCTCACCGTGGATGAACATCTTATCGTCTTTAAAGCCTACAACATGACCACCAAATACATTGTCTAACCTTACTGTCTTATCTACAGGCAACATAGAAGTGCTGGTGCTAACGTCAAGAACCATGATACGAGTGTTGTTGTTAGTGCTTCCTTCATCCCCAGCCACATAGATTTGATCTGTCTCGTTATCTAAGAAAAAGGATTCGAATCTATCATTAAGAGAGTCAATTTGAACTCTATTATTAGAGCCGAAGTTTGTACCCAGATCCAGAAGCCCCCTTACTATATATCTGTTTCCACCGGCTTGGCACCCGATTACTATCTGTCCAAAATTATCCTCTGCCCAATGAGACTTTGATGGACCTTTCTGTAAAAGAAGATCTCCGTGGATTGCATTAAGGAGCTGTATGGCAGACCCAACTACGGCCCCGGTAGAGGTATTTAGGCGAGAAATGTACTGGCTGGTTCCGTCTCTAGTTCCCACATAGAAGTCTCCAGTAGATGCTAGGTATATACTGGTTATTCCATCATCATCAAGAGTGTTGGAAGACGTCCATAGCTCATCGCCATCAGTATCTAGTTTTACGACGTAGGACTTTACACCAATATCTGCATAACCTACGTAGATATTTCCGTCTGAGTCTCCTGTAATAGCTAGTATGGAGTCAACCGTAAGAGTTGATATCTCCTTTCTATAAATTAATGATCCATCTCTTGCGTGACGTTGAACTTCAAAGGATCCTACGGTAGTATCACTGATAACAAAGGCCACACTACCGTCAGAAGCATCAGCCGACATAGAAGAAAGTGTTATATTATTCCCCCCGGTAGCTCTAGATAGTTCCCACTGCAGCACACCTAGCTCACTATACTGCCTAACATACCTATTCGTTCCTTCGGTGCTGTAGACATAGAACTCATTAAATGGGTTGACGACAACCAAAGCTGCGTCAGAATCCAGTACAGCAAATGTATCATAGACAACAGCGGGCGTCGGCCCTGCTCGCTTCTTCCCCGCATTGCTCGGTAGCGGTACTCTGGGTCCATTCTTAGGCAGTTGATCAAGCATTAGAAGTCACTCGCAATAGCGATTACACCAATGCCGCCGGCTTGAGCATTAGATAAACCTGCCCACAATTGCCAAGCTGTTTTCAGACGTAAAAAATTATCATCTGATATAACAGTTCCATCAGGGAAGGTAATAGAAGTTATTGCTACTACAGAAGTGGCATCGATTGTAGCTGCAGCAATAAGTGCAAAACCAAAAAATGTTTTATTAACTCCAGCTGGTTCACTAATGTATATATTTACCCTAGTTAAAGTATTGGTGGCCAATGGCGTGACGAAGATTCCAGAAACCAAAGAGCCGCCATCATTAGCGCCACCGGTAGCGATCAAAAGAGCGTTATCCCCTGTCAGCCCAGTATCAGCCACGGTTAATGTTTGGACTATGTTTTGAGTTACTTTAGTAAATGACGCTTTGTTTTGATTAGCGGCCATGGTTATGACTCCTTAAAAAGATAATGCGTTCGCGTGTAAGTCTTCAATTGAAACCGATGGCTGAGCCACTGTAGTGATCGACCATGCCGTGAATGTACCGGAGCCAATAGCCGTATCAATAAAAACGTCAAGCTGGCCCGTACCGGTAATATAATCTGTGATAGTGCCAAGCACGTGATTTGCTACTGGATCCGCATCTTCTGAAATTCTAACGCTCTGACCTGCAATAAATTGTAGCCCAGTTTGAGTGGTCCAGGTTTCTGCGCCCAAACCAATGGTAACGGATGTAACTGAGGTTCCTATTGCTTGGGCTAGTGCGTTTTCAGCATCAGTAGCGTTAACAAAGGAAGCGTCTGCATTCGCATTTACTTGTGCCGCGATAGTGTTCATTTGACCAGAAAGCGTGTTTTGGCTTGGCGGTATACCCTCCCACTCACTGGCAAAAGTATCGGCCTTGTCTGAAAACTGATCCTCTGTGTCAGTCTGCCGATTGGGCGCAGTCGAGAGTAGCGGAATTACTTCTGTGATAGGTGTGACGGGGGTGGCTGCTATAGTCATTGCTGTATTAAGCCCTCAACACTAAGCGACACTGAAGACACGCCGAAGCTCTCCAATATCGGATCAAAAGAAAGATAGAATCCATACACAATGGAAGCCTCGAATAATTCAGAGCCAACCCAAACGATGGGAATACCTCTGACACTGTTGAGCGTTTTCTTAACATTGTCATAATCACTGGTATCAAGCTCAACAAGGGCTTCAAGCCTATCAGAGAATCCTTTGTCGTCGACGGTGATATTGCCAAACGCATCAGTGCTTTTTTCTGAGAAATCATTGATTCCTGTACTCATTCCGTATTGCGTTAAACCTAGTGTTTGTTGATTACCTACAACAAATATACCACATTCTGCCAGTGTTGCTTCGGTGATGATTATTGTGATGACGTTGTCTTTAAAATTCGGAATGTCGAATATGACTAGGGTGTTCGTTCTCTGGATAGGATTGAATAGCCACGTATACCATGAATTTATGCCTTGTGAACTGACCGTATCGACCGTTTTATTAAATGTTTCACCGCCACCAGTAACCGATGTCACTATTATTTGAACGGTGCTGGCCTCGACTTGAAACAGTGCAATCGAATTGACTCTCACACCAGGGGTGATAACTGAAACGATGCTCCCGGGGTTTGTGGTTGTATCGCCAACTTCTGTTCGAAACATTTTCCATCGATTAGTCGACCCTACAAAAGCCCATTTTTTGGTAGCGCTGGATTGATCTTCCAGCCATGGTTTATTGCCTTGGTTGGCAGCCTCAGTTGACTGAAAAATTCTGTGTATATTGGGCTCATTGAAATTTGTAACCATGACAATGGCGCCAAGTGCATACACGGTAGCATCGTCATATTCAGCCTCGTCATCTTCGGCAATGTTTGAAATGGGTAACTTGAAAGATATGTTGTCAATATCACCAATAAAAGATGCATCCCCGCGGACAATTAAATCCTTCGTTCCTGTCAGTGTGAGCGTTTCGGTGTAGGTTCCATTGGCAGCCCTGGAAGTTCCCACCGCGGTACCGGCAACAACCTCAACAGTTCCAGCAGAGAAGTTTGATAGGGTATAGGTGATCTCGTAATCAACGCCGATCGTAGCGCTGGTTATTGCTTGGAAAAGATCTGTATCGGCGACCTGGGTACCATCAGCACTGGCAACGCCGGCCGCAATGCTCCACCCGGTTCCTTTGGTCCAATCGGTATCAGCATCAAAGCCGCCATTCGTGACTAAATCAGGACCGCCGGCAGATGAATCGTCAATATCTACGGGGACAATAATTCTAAAGGTCATGCGGCCACCGTCTTCAGTCCGACCTGATCCCATTTCTGGGTGACTTCATCCAGATTCTTCAACCTGATCAATGATTTAACCCCAATGTCTTTAGTTAATACTAGCAAGCGATTCAATAATTCTACTACTTCCTTGTCGTCGGCGCTTAATGTGGTTTGCAGATCCCTGTTGCTGAATATTCGGCTGGGTCCAGTGGCTTCAATTTCTGGGCCACGCTCACCCACTAAGCGGAGCCCGCCCAAATGATTGCCGCCGTGGGAAAATGCGGGGATCCCGAAAACGTCCTCTACGGTACCGCCCAAAGCTGCAGAAATTATGTTGAATCGATTTCTAAAAAATCCCTCGATATCAACGCCCTTCCTGGTTTTAGTTCTGAATTCAGAGGGTAGTGCAGCGGTAACAGCCGATATCTGTTCCGGTGTTAATGTGCCAGCCAGTTCAGCCTCGAGCGCTGCCAATCCGTCGATAGCAGCAAACAATGAATTCGCTTGTCCCTGATCCTTTAGCAAGTCGCGCGATGTTCTGAACTGGAAATCACCAAACGGGCTGCTAATAATTCCCGCGGCGTCATTATCTTTGACTTTCCGGCTCTTACCATCGAGATCAAGTTTCGACAGGAACAATGAGAATGGATCGCCTTTGCCGCTGCCGAACACTGAGTCCACCAGGCCGCCCAACGTGGCACCGATAAATGTACCTAAGGGACCGCCAACGAACCCACCAACTATGCCGCCTATAGTGGCGCCAACATCACTTCTCGCCGTCTTGCCACCAACAGCACTCACTATACCTGCACTGAGTTCTCGGCCAGCAAAGCCAGCAACAATATTCAATCCTGCATTAACCAAAGCGTTGCCACCCTGGCCGACGACATTGCCTTGTGTTGGCCCGGCCAACGCTTCACCGGTAATGGTATTGGTTAAACCAGCGTTTCCAGCCAGTCCAAGGCTATTGGCCGCATCGCCAATAAAATTAGTGAATCCCTCCGTAATACCCTCCACACCTCCAGAAATAATGTTTCCAGCCGCATCGAATGCACCTGAGAATCCACCTGTCTCGAATCCTTCTACAATATCGGTGGCCGCGTCAGTTATGGTATCAAATCCGCCACCGCCGCCGGTTATACCCCCGCCACCGCCAAATACATTAGCCGCCGCACTGCCGGTTACACTTAAAGGCACATTTCCGAAACCGAAAAAGCTCAAAACCTGGCTTGCCACGAATTCGGCAATCATTCTCTTAATCAGGTTTTTGAAGTTCTCGAAAATATTATCAAATGCATCGCTACCGTTTTCAGCGAAGTCGATAAATACATCGGCCAGACTATCGCGGACGGTAAACAGATCTTCGGCGAACTGCTCTTGCCGTTCTTGCTGCTCCTCCAGCTCGGTATCGGCAATTTCCTTTTTCTCTTTGGCTAGGTCTTTGGCCGCTGTCGCTGCTTCCTTAGCGCGGGTCTTTTCGGCTTCTGATGCATTTTTGATCGCTATTTTTTCGTTTTCTAACTCTGTAACTTTTGCAACGATAGCTTCGGCCGCATCGGTATTGGCTTCGGCCCCCGCCTCAGTCAGCGCATTGTAAATGGCTTGCTCGGTGTCTGTTCGTTTGAGTGCAGCCAACTGTTCTTCTAGATTTGTAATAACAGCTTCTGTTTTCTCGCTGAATTTTACGGCTTGATCAGTAGCGGTTTTAGTTTCCTCTGTGTGAGTTTTGACTTCGTCTTTGGCATCAATGAGAGCTGTTTCTAAGTCCTTCAGTTGCCTTTCGAGCTCGCCACCTTTCTTTGTGAATCTTTCAGTTGCTCGCCTAGCATTGGCAAAACTGGATGTTCCACGAAGAAGTCCAGCCATTTCATCCTTGAAGCTTTTTACCACTTTTTTGTTCTGGGTAATCTGCCTTTCAAGCTCCTTCATTTTTGCGGTTATTTCGGACTTGTTTAACTTCGAAAATACCGCTACAAGTTTTTTACTTTCGGCAGCAAAACGTGCTGTTTGTTCTTCGGCAGTTTCCCCTGCCTTAATGAATTCACCAATATCAAGAGTCACATCCGTAACGAAATCAATGAATTGCTGGAACGCACCCCCGGCACCAGTATCCTTTGTGATGATTAGTGCAAGCTCCTCGAGCGAGCTTCCCAGCCCTTTTAATGAACCGATCAGCGTGTCTGTTCTGGTGGACGCCTGCTCCTGGGCGGTGTTGGTGTCGGTTAAATCCTCAATCAATTTTTTAAATTTTGGAATATTTTGAGTTAATATTTGTCCTGCGACGAAGTTTTCATCACCGAATAATTTGGTTTGTTCAGCAGTTGTTAAGTTGGCGTCCCTGAGATTTTCCAGTGCTGCGACAACACCGACTACAGACGGTCTAAATTCTTCCGTCATTTTTGTTTCTAGTTTGGTAAGAATATTCCGTAGGGCGGTACCTGCCTCGCTGCCTTTGATAGCGTTTTGAGAGAATACCTGAATGGCTGCATTCGCTTGTTCAAAGCTAAGGCCAAAGTTAGCAGCAGCAACACCGGAAGTTTTCAACGCTTGTGCGGTTTCGGCTATGGTGCTGGCGCCGAATTTTGAGCCTGCAGCCAATACATTAACAAACTTACTCGCTTGATCTGCTTCGACACCAAACTGGTTCAACGATGCACCAACAGCATTTGCAGACTCTACCAGCGTGATTCCAGCCGCCTCGGCCAGAATAATGGTTTGCTTGGTTACGGCCTTCAGTGCTTCAACATTGGTCAGCAGATCAGGCTTTGCGCTCGCTACTAGCTCGAAAGCCTTGGCAACCTGGGATGCTGATAACGTGGTTGTCTTACCCATGTCACGCGCGGCATCTTCCAGGGTTTTTAAGTCCTGGCCAGTCGCACCGGTAATAGCTGATAGATTGGCAATAGCCTGGTCGAATGTGGCAAATTTAAACGCAGCAGTAACGGCGGCCGCGCCTATGGCCGCAATCGTTGCAGCGATGCCAATAGGTATTCTCGTAAGGTTTGCGGCGGCTCTACCCGCTTCGGATCCAAAACTTTTAACTTGAGTCTTTGATTTTTTTGCAGAGGTACCAATTTTTGTTATTGATGTATCCGCTTTTTTCGTTGCCGAACTCAGGGTTTTAGCAGACTTCTCGATCGAATCCGATGTTTCCTTCGATGTTTTCTTTACTTTATTTTGAGCTTTATCGATCTTTACCAGGTTATCGACAATTTTTTTCGAATTACGGACGGCCTTGTCCGTTCTGATTTCGATGTCAACTATGCTTGATAACTCGGCCATTTTTAACGCTCAACTTGTTTCCGGATTTTTCTACTTGTTCTGCCCTCAAAGCACTATCCGCATAAATGATTATATTAAGCATGGATTCTATATCGGTCTCGCCGTGAATTCTGGCGAATGATTCTATTTCCGATACTTGTATATTTCCATCTGCCTGGTTCTTCAATCTTACAAAAGCATCATAGTAACGCCCAGTGTGCCAATCTAAAACGGGGCGGTCTTTAAGAGCCTGAGGGATGATTCCGTTCATTTCCTCTTGTGCTAATAACTGCTTAAGATTGTCCCCGTGTTTTAGAATCCAAATGGCAGACTGGGCTACTTTTCCCCCATTTCGTTTATCGCTTGCACTCTGTAATTCTCTTCGGCCAGGGATATTCCTGATATCCAAGTGAACACCTTTGCATAACGTTCGTCTTCAGCCATTTTTTTAAGTTGATTATCGGAAAACTTGACCTTCTTTTTGTTGATTTCAACATTTTTCCAGTCAAGCAATACATCCTTAAAAGCTTTCCATCCGACCCGATCATCATCCTCGAGCTGTTTTAGAAATGCACTGTGTTTAGTGTTTCCTGCTCTTGCAATAAGAAACTCAATTTCAGAACTTGGGTACTGAAACCATTTTCCATTTTCAGAAGCATCGGTATCTGTCGCTATTGATAGTAATTCCATAACATTCGCCTGATAATTGTGGGCACCTGAACTTAGTTTTAGCTGGAAGGGGAACACTCAGGCAAATGCTTTTTCGGATAAATCCGATCCCCCACCAGCTAAACTTTATGGGAAGAATCGATCGATACGCATCGCAGTAACACCGGAAACCGGATCATCAATTGCCCTGACGCTCGAGTTTATAATCATGTCGGTGTCTTTTGCTGTGGCGTCCAAGGTCTGATCAGTGAATTTCACCTTCGGCATTGTGAAAATATAATCATGGCCGTCAGTGCTTTGAATGTGCCATCTGAGTTTGAAAGACTCATTTGCAATGAATGCCTGGATTGCCTCGATATTTTCAAAATAGGGATTAATTGTGGCAGCCCCGTTAATGGTTCCCTTTTTGACTTCGACTGCGCCAAAAACACCGATCGCTTTTAATTCTCTCAATGTGTTGTCATAGGTCAGTGTTAGCTCTGTAAATTTGAGAGGAGCCACCAAACTACCACCAGTCATAGTGATAGAAATCACATTAAAAACTGAGTTCATTACTTCGGTAGTCGTCTTTGCAGTTTCAGTCAAACCGGAAATTTGTGTTTCGGTGACTTCATAACTTAGACCGAGGAATGTGAATCCAACCGTGGCAATCTCTCCAACTGTTAATCCCTGAGTCATTACTCCCAGAGACATACCTCTAAAGTTTTCAAAGGCTGGTGTGGCGATGTCAGTGTGTTTAACCTGGACGGTGTAGGTATCCTGGTTGACTCCGCTGCTTGCTGTTGATCCCTTTATGGTCACCGATGCACCGGCAGTTTCCACGGTGTCGGGTACAGGGCTTGTATTGATGGTTCCAGCCGCTACCGATGTAATTTCATAATCGATATTATTGGCTGTCGCAACAAAACCAGTAACCCGTATTGTCTGGCCAATCTCAAAAGCACCGAAACCGTTTCCAGAATCGGTGAATCCACTGGCTGTGGCCGCTATGGTGACATCAGACACGGTTGTATCGACAAATCCAGTTGAGCATAGGACTGATTCGAAAAAGTCGTCATAGGTGGCACCTGATAGCTCAGAGCTAACATCACCCGCAATGGACTGATCGACCAATATTAAATCAGACGTTGCTCTGTCTGATCTAATTTCAGCACTTTCCACTGTGGTGATATTGTTGGACAGGCTTTCACTAATGAACCGCAGCAACTGCATTGCTGGGGTGGCCGGTGTTACACCAGCAGTGACTTCCTTAATGAATGAAATTTCTACTGCATTAGCGCTTCCGATAGTCATAATTTTTAACCTCTAACTGAAAACATCAAATTTAAAATTCACTTTAGCATTCTTTTGAAACCAATAGTCTAGTTGCCCGACCTTTACAACACCAACCGCAAAACATTGAACACTGTCGAACGCTTTGTTTTGAAATACAGGTATTACTGCGTCGATCAAATCGTTAAGTATTTTGTCTCCAGTATTTAACCTGGCGAAACATTGAACTGTGATAATTCCTGTTGTTCTTTGAAAATTTTCTCCAATCTCTGCGTTTTCTGTATCGGTTTCGGTGTAAGTCAACCGGCACCATGGATCATCGTCTGTTTCGCATTCTACGAATTTAGCTGACTTAGCATCGAATTCTCGATTATCTCCCCAGTCAACACGATTCAAATCGGTTCCTTTCCAGTTGTCTCTGAACCGATCAGCTATAGCCTTTCTTAATGCGTCTTCACTCATCAGGCACTTTTAACCGCTGCAGCCAGTTCGATTTCAATAAAGTTTTCCGGCGCTGTGGTTCCTGTTCCTTCGTTCAAGAAAATAATATGTCCAACTGAGTTGGTTATAAAATAACTATCGCCAAGTTTTTTGGCACGTAATTTGTTTGTCTGGCTGCCTGGCGCTGAAAAAGTTTCTTTTACAGTCGTGGATCTTTCGCCCGGGCCTCTGCCTGACGGTACTGGTAACTGCTCATTGCGCCGGTTGATCTCCAAGTTCCAACCCGCTCGAGCCTGTCCATAATCCACATCAGTGGCACTGACCAAACGTGCAAGCGCGGTTATCGCTATTTTGTCAGCGCGAGTAATGACATTCTTGGTCAAGTCCTTTTTGACCTTCGCGATAAATTTAGGTCCAAATGGTTCAGACATTGATACTCACCCAAACAGCAGAAGTAGCAGTATTTTTTGCACACTTGTAAAAGGTGTTGGTCGATGTATTCAGCCACGGATCGCCCGGTGAAAAACCCTTTGTCGAGTCATCACTACCACCAGGACTTGATGCAACTTCCTGCATTGGCTTGCGCAGTCTATTTTTCCACAACTCCAGGGAAATAGTCGCACTGCACACACTACCATCGACAACAATTCTAAAATCACCGGCAGTGACATGCTGATATATTTCGATCGAGAGTAATATTTGCGCAACAAAATCACCGTTTGCAAATTGATGGATTGCGCCGGCGGCCAGGTCAACGCCATATCCATATATTGTGATCGAGCTACCAGTGACATTTTTTAAATTAATCTCATCCATATTTTTTCCTCGCATAAACTACAATGGATGGATTTGATAGCATGTCTGGTGCTGAATCGGCCACCCATTTAACGCTTATATTGCCTGTGCTTAGTATGGTTGAAGTTGGTATTATTTTAGACGTTCCTTTCTGTGTTGCAGTTTTTACTGCCTCACCGACCTTTGCGCCGTTGGAAAAAATTTCAAGCGTGCCTGCGTCCCCATCACCCTCTGACCATGTGATATCTGTTAAAACCGTCTCATATCTCGGGCTTGGTCCAACGGTTGGTGTTGTTTGAAGTGATCCAAAAAAGAGAAATGCATTGTTATTCAGTATCCCATTTCTAGAAAAAGCAAACTCGTCCACACTGCCATGGGTATTCGATACAGCTATTCTGGTGTCGGATCCGTCTGTAATTAATCCACCGCTACCATTAATAGATACATTCAGTGTGAACCATGTACCGTTGTTTATAGGCTCACTAATGAGTTGCGCAAAAATAAAGTTTGCTGCGTTGAAATACTCGCCTATCGTAAAGAAATCGCCTGGTTTGAGTTCTGCAATCAAGCCGCTAATATCAATACCACTTTCATTCACATCACTAATAAATAGCTTTGTAACACTGGCTGGTGTGCTGCTGTTGAATTTAATGATTCCGGTCGTAGGATCCGTCTCAGTAATATCATTGCCAAAGTTGTAAGTGGGAAAACCAGAGATTTCTTTAACATTTATCCATTCGCCGATTTCACCATTACGCACTGAAAATTGACTTGCTGGCGCTTCGCTGATAAGAAGTAGACTTTGAACAAGAGATAGTTTAGTTGATATCACCGTACCTTTAACCGTTGTTGTCCTGCCTGCCCCGGTGTCTATGGCCTTAACAAATATTTCCACAGTATCTGTGGCATTAATGGCTATTTGCAATACGTCTGATCCAGAAACAGTTAATACTTGTCCGCCTTGTGGAATAGTTGCCGTAAAATGTTCTGATGGGCCTGGATCCGCACCATTTTTGGATAGAAAGTATTCTATTTTTGTCGACTTACTATTCGAACCCTCGGTGCAACTGAATGCATATTCAAAATGTGAGGTATTGGCAGCATAGTTATTTGTCACGGTACCTTGAAGAATTTGCTGAAATGATGCCGTTAAAACAGTGTCTGTGGAATCAGTAAAGTCATCCCGAAAATCTTCGCCAGTTGGTGGTACTGCTTGTATCGTTCTGGCTTTGTCGCCGTTGGGCAAGGTTATTTCTGCACCAAGTTTTAATGCAGACCCGGTAACGGCTCCGGGAATAGACAACAGTGTAGACTCACCAACAATAACGACTTGTGATCCTTTTATTCCCAAAGGTTCAAAATTAAGGTCAATATCGACTGCAGTAAGGACCATTCCAAAATTTGCTGTGGCACCAATCAAACCGACCTTATCGCCTAAAGCGTTATCAAATATCGCTAGTGCTGCCTTGTCAAATGTAATACTTGTTTCAGTTATTGCACCGATCGCAGTCAATTCATTAAGGGTAAAGAAATCAGAAATCTTTCCTTTTCTGGTTACGCCACCCTGTACAAAAAAGACGATTTCATTCCCAGTTAATGGAACTGTAATCGATGTTTTCTGTGATAATTTCTGGTCTTCAGCCATCTGCTAAAATCCTTGTGCCATCCTCGGCCAGTACAAAAGAACCATCCTCTGACAATATAAAAGCAATCACTCGTCTGGCTCCACTTTTCACAACAATCATTTGATAAATAATCGGTTCATTCGCCCCACCCATTACCGGGTTGGGTTTTTTTACTATGTATTCATTGCCGCGATCGTCAAATAGTTTATCGTCAATAACGGGCTCTATGTCCAAATCGACTGCATTTACAATTAACTTTTCAAGCTGAAACTTGGCATTCGTGTCTGGTTGTTCGTTTGCCGGCATTGCCTCGAATATTCCTCTCGAGGGGTGTAATTCCTCCTCGTCTACCGTTTCATCGAGCTCTGTGTCGTAAGCGTCGCCCTGTACGTTACGCGATAACGTGAACGTCGTTACTACATCGGCTAACTCATCTGGATTATCAAATGCCGCTGTCAGTGCTTCCTGTATCTCGGACCTCAGCCCCATTAGTTTCTAATGACCTTGGATGAGAATCGGCTCAAACTGCAAATATCGCTAATCAACGCAGTAACGAGCTCAAAAGGATCTTGCCAGGTACCTCCATCAGAAACGGCAAATACAGTTTTTACTTTGGCCGAACCTGCGCCGACAGACTTTTCTTTGATCTTGCCCAGATCGTCTTGCCTGGCAAAAACACTGGTCGTCAAATCTTCATTGGCCAGTATTGAATTAGCTTCTTTGAGGTTTTCGGGTGTTGTGTCGGGGATTTGGCAGCTGTAGTTTTGATCGAGATACAACTTGGCATTTATCAATGCGATGTTTTTCGCGTCGTCGCTGGTGCCAGTCCATGGGGACGCACCAAGATTAATGGCGTTGGCTTCCTCTAGCGAGGCATATGGAGTGACACTTGTGATTCCCATGATTATACATTCTGGCTAATTGTGATTCTGTAGTGAGTGGCAACGGTTAGGCCTGTTGGAACGCCTTTAACTGAAACAAAATTTCCTTGTGCGACTGTGACGGCGTTACCTGTTGCATCGACAGCCGATCCTAAATCTTCGGACAAACTCGATATAGAAACCGTGGACAATTGAACCGTACCCGCTCCCGGTGTTGCAGGGGCGGCACCTTCCGAATCAGCGAAATACTTGATTCCGATAAAACAATTTGATAAATCAGATCTAATCCCGGCGATACTGGCTTCAGCAGCTAGAGCAACGATGTCACTTTGGAATACTGCATAATCCAGATTTCCCGATGCTCTATTGGTCAGTTCAGACATTGGCGCGCGCCTTTCGATTCGCTATGTTTTGTTGTGCAATTTTCGCATCGAGTTTAGACCGAGGATCGATGAGTGCTTTCAACTCCTTGATATCGATACCGCTGCCTTTGAATGCCCGATACCGTTCCGCCTTTTTCTCTCGCATCTTGGCTAGACTCTTAAGATAGCGCTGTGTTGCATCCATTGGCCCTTCGTTTGGAATCTTGTACAATTTCTCGACGACCTCAGTTTGTTTCGCGTAGAGCTCGGCTTTACGTTTACCAAGTTCGACGACGTCTGCATCGATTTTTGAAATCATACTATCGATATTTTTAACGATGGCCTTCATGTGGTCGGCGTCTTCTTCGTCGTAATCCAAATCATCTAACGACAATTCGACCGATTCAGAATCTTCCTGAAGACTTGCGTCCTGGCTTTGGTCGTCAGAGTTATCATCATTTTTGGATGTTTCTGGCTCGTTGCTTTGAGATGAGTCGTCGCCAGATATCCCGCTATTGTTGGAATTAACCCTGCGAAAATCTGGGGATGCCTTAGCGATATCCTTTGCTGTTACAGATTCGTCGAGAAATGAATTCACCGCTGATGCTCTGGGTAAACCAGTAGCTGTCCAGTGTTCATCATTGTCGTGGTCCAGTTTTGATAAAGCTGTTTCGATTGCCTGATTCATAATGTACCTT